CGGAATTCAATCAAGCGCATCTGCTGATTCCATCCGTTATAATAAGACGCATCCCGAATCTCCGGAGAGAACGCATCCAGAAGAGGTTTGTCCTGTGCTCCGGTGTTATATTCAACACTTCGGTACAACCGTTTCTTTCCGCCTGGGTATTCATAGGTGTCATTATCCGCATTGTATTTTAAGAGGCTCTGTGCAATATGGATTGCCGCCTCTTTGCTGTCATACTCCCAGTTAATCTGACCATACCGGTGATCTGCGTCCCTAATCTGCGTGATGGCTCTGGAATACACCGATGCCCCCAAGGGGCTGCCGGAATCCTTGCTGTTGCCGAGCGGAACGGCGAAATAACCAATCGGGAGTTTTTTAACCCCCGAGAGCTTCATTTCAGCCGCCAGCTCCGACCATCTTGATACAGTGCTGATATCCACCTCACTACCGAGAACGCCCTCGGTTCTTGCCACAAATGCCCGGTTTTTAATCGTTAGTTCTTCATTTTCCAAACTGTACAGTTCAACTCTGGTATAAATATCATTGCCCCTTCGGAACTGGTCGATAAATGCACATCGTGTGATTCTACTCGAATCGTAATCGAGAGGAAAAAACATATCCGCCTGTATATACTGGATAAAGATTTTTCCACCCTGACTGATATACGGTTTAAAAACCATGCAGCCTTTCGCTAATGCATATTCGGTTTGCACCCGGAGTTTTCCAAGAACCCCCTGATAGATTTCATTCAACACATCAGCCGAACGACTGCCTTCCACGCCACTCTGAAGCTCCAGGGTAACAAGTCTTGCAAGTTCTCCGGCTATCGCTGCTGGAAGCTCTGCATTTTCTGATGCGTTTTGCCACGGTGCACGTCCCTCATACATCCGTGACCATAATTCAATCAAGGCACTGGTTTTGGCGGACATGGCAAAATCAATCTGCTCATTTCCGAGGACTTTCCGCAATGCCTCATACATTTTCGTATAATTCATTTTCATCACCCATATTTAATAAGCTGGCTGATCCGCCGCTCCAACGTGTATTCAAAACTATCCAGTGAATCGATATCACTGGTACCATCATCCAACCGGACATTCTTCGTCAGTTCCTTCGGATCCCACACAGCTGTGCATAGTGCATTGACCAAGCTCTCGCATTCTCCCTCAACATACTGAAAACGCCCCTGCGCCATCAATATCAGCACCGCGTTGATTCGGTCATTGATGGGAGCTTTCAGCGCATTCTCGACCCGAATCCAACCGAGTCCGTTGCGCCGGAGACTGCTCCGGATGCCTGCAATCAGCGTCTGCTCTGCGCTATCTGCATAAACCGTCGTAATATAGCCGTACTGCCCTAAGACTTTCCGGACGAAGTTACAGAACATATCTCCCAGCATCTGAGGATCTATCTCTATCTGGTTGCCTGACTCATCCTTGCATCGAATCCACTCCGATGCAAGCGCCACCACATTGTGGTAACTTCTTGTAATAGCGGTAGCCGTGAACGAATGCCCCGACCCGCTGCCGCCGAAGTCGATACCAAGATTGATCTCCATGAGATCCGTTGGCTTACCCTGAATCTCGAACGTGCTGGATCCTGTGCTGATAGCATCTGCAAAACGGCGGTAAATCAGACCCGTTGCCACCACGCGCATCCCCTTGATATCCCGAAGATACCAAATCGAATTAATATCGTATCGGCTCTCAATCTCATGCAGACGTTCCGGCGTGATGTTGATGTTATCGTAGATGGTGCAATGCATGT